TTGCAGCCCGGTCAGTGTCACCTTGAGCTGGTCGGCATCGAGTTGAGAGGATGCCTCGATGGGCTCGATCAGCATGTTGCCCGCGGTTGGCGCATAGCTCACGCCGTCCAGTGTCACGCGATAGGTGCCGGTCCATAGCCCTTCCGGACCTGCGTCGAGGTCGACGCGCAGCATCCAGCGCAGGGAATAGCGCCCCGCATTGAGCAGGGTCGCGATGTCGGACGGAATGGTGAGCATTCAGATGAGAACCTGGAGGCCTTCGAACGACACCGAGCCGCCCCTGACGGGATCGCGGGGCATCTCGAAGGGTGCAGACAGAACCATGTCGCACCAGGGGGCATCGAACAGCACCGGCACCGGATCGCCGCTCGTCACCACGGCCGGGTCGATGACCGGCTCGACGGTGAGATTGACCGCGCCCAAACCGGAAGCGCTGCCGCCTTCGAGGATGCGGTGGAGGCGCTGACGCGAGCCCACGGGGATCGACAGCCAATCCCCAACGGAAAGGATGAAGCCGGCCGGCAGGCCGCCGACCGTGATCGTATCGCGCCCCGATCCGACGCTCGTCAGCGTGCCGCTACCGGAAAACGGGCTGCCGCTGACCGTGAGGCCGCTAAACCCTCGTGGGTAGGCCAGGGGCCAGCGATGCCGCGGAACGGTCGCCCTGAACGTCCTGAGGCCGCCGCGGAGGCTTTCCAACCATGCGCCCACATCTGCGAAGGCCGCGCGACCGAGGATCTTGGTCCGGTACTTCGCCTCCCACATGGCAGGGGCGACTTCCGCGGCATTGGGCGATCCAGCGCCGGTCAGAGAGCGGGACTGGTTGCGCTTGAGCTGGAACGAGCATTCGCCGTTGAAGGCGCAGATGGGGAGGGGACGGGGGTAAGTGATTGCCATCGCCTAAATTCCCGAGCGCGCGAAGCGAGCTTTTCGGTCGAACAACTGGCCTACGCGCTGATCGACCATATCGCGGATCTTGGGGAGAACTTCGGCCTGCATCTTGTCGATGCCCTCCGGGCTGCCGTTCTCGACGTTGAACACCGGCGCGACAACGAGATTGACGGCTTGAGCTTGCCCCGTAGCCACGGTCGGAATCTTCGGTTGCGTGATCTCGACCGGAATGTATCGACCCCCTTTGAGCGGTACTGCCGCCTCGGGGCCGGCCTCGCCGAAGATCGATGCCGAGCGAGCCACGCCGCCGTTCGCAAACCTCGGCAGCGGCTGCGGCCGGCCATTCGCGGCGATGCCGCCATCCTTGAACCCGAACAGGCTCAGTAGTCCCGACGCCAGCCCTGCCTGGGATGGATTTCCACCTTTGCCCGAGAGGCCGCCTAGCGCAAGCTCGACAAGATCATTGACCGCCATGTCGATCAGCTTGTCGGCGATACGGTCGAGGGCGCTGCCAAGGGCTTCTGAGGCTGAGACCCCGTTCTTCATGTCCTTGATGAACTGCGAGAGCATTTCTTTGCTCTCCTGGGCAACCTCTTCCTGCGCCCGCTTGAGGTTTTCGTATGCCGTAACTGCGCGTGCGGTTCCAAGAGCGAGGGCCTCGATGCGGATCATGTCCGCGTCAGTGAGTTCGATGCCAGCCTTGCGCGCCTCGTTGAGCAACTCCTGCCGAGTGCGCATGTACTCGACTTCCTCGGCGCTCCGGCCGATGGCTTCGCCCTCAAGCTTGGCCATGGTGATGCGCTGCTCGGCCCGAAGCAGGTCTTTTTCGAAAGCCTTGCGGGCGCGCTCTGCGGCCTTGTCGGCGGTGTCGCTACCAGCGTAGTTCGGCTTCGCCTCGATGGCTTTTTGAACCGTCGTCCCGCCGTGCTCGTTCTCAGTCCATTGGTCGATCATGGCCAATTCGCGAGCCGTGCGGCGAACCCGCGTTACCATGTCCTCCATGTGCTGAGCGCGGAATGCGGGGCCAGCGAATGCGAATTTTCGCTCGAACTCATCGAATTGGTTGAGCGTGACCGCTAGCTCCTTGGTGAACGCCCGCAGCACATGGTTGTAGCTTACAAGGCCGTCCTCGCTGGCTGCCACGCGGTCACCAAAGAGACTGAACGCGGCGACACCTGCGCCAAGCACGCCCGTTAGAACGCCCAGGCCGCCCGCAGTAGCGACGGCCGCCGCACCGAGGCCCACAATTCCCGCAATGATCGCCGGGGCGAACATGGCGAGCAGGCCGATGCCAGCAACGAGAGCAGCGTCGCCGACAGTCTCAATGTTCCTAGCGAGATAGGCTAGGCCATTGGAGAGCGTCTGCGTGAAGCCGTAGGTGCGGTCGAGATGGCCGATGTACTGCTCGATCTGGTTGTTGAGGACGATGAAGCCCTCTTCGAGGGTCGCAGGCATCTGCTCGAAGAGCCGCCGCACTTTCTCGCCACCATCGAGCAGCGCGCCGAACAGGTCGTTGACCTTCAGCTTCCCCTCGGCCGCCATCTTGACGATCTCGCCCTTCGAGACCTTGAGGCGGTCGGCGAGCAACTCCTGAATAACGCCAGCGTTCTCCATCACCGTGCGGAATTCGTCACCGTCCAGCTTACCCTTCTGCAATGCCTGGGAGAGCTGCAACATGGTCGATGTCTGCTCGGAGGCGGATGCCGAGCCCATCTTGAGGGCCATCGCGACGGTCTGAGCTACCTTCGCCACATCCTCTTCCGCAACGCCAAGCTCGCGCGTCGCCGCAGCGGTGCGGATGTACAGTTTCGCAAGGCTGTCATTATCGATGCGCGCCTCATTGGCGAGCCGGTTCAGGGCCTCGGCGGAGCGCAGGCGGATGCCGAAGATTTGCTCGCTGGCATCAATCGCGCGGGTGATGGAGTTCCAGCTATCCGCATAGGCCCGCAATGTACCCAAGGCCATGTAGGTGGCCAGCGCACCCATCATTGTCCCAAGGCCGACGCCGGATTGTGTTGTCGTGCGCATCGCCTCGGTGGTGGTTCTGAGCGCAGGAGGGAGGGCGCGGATCTTGTTGGTAGCGATGCCAGCCGCTCCGCCAAACGCCGACATGCCGGAGATCAGCCTTTCGTTGATCTGACTTTGTGCGAGGGCGACGCGGCCGATCGAGGCCATACCCGCGGCAATATCGGTGACGGGCCGCACCGCGTTCGCAGCCGCGACACCCACGGCCCCCATGCCCGAGACCATGCGCTGATTAGCGATGCTCTGTGCGAGGGACGCGCGACCGGCCGCTGACATCGCCGCAGTCATGCTTGCCATCGACGTCGCCGTCGAGGCCGCTGCCCGCGCCATACTGGCCGAGATGACCTTTTCCGCCTCTACGAACTTCGCCTCGACGGCGCTTATCTTCGTCTGCGTGACGGCCTGAGCCTGGGTGAGGTCACGCTGGTATTGCGCGATCCGCGCCTCAAGCGCGACGACGAGTTTCTCGATCTCAGTCGCCATGTCGTTACCTCAGGCCTAGGATTTCATCGGCGCGCTCGTCGGACATCGGCGGGGCTGGATCTTCGCCCGTTTTATGGGCTTCGTTCCAACCGCTCACTGCTGCCGCGAACTCCCAAAGCGAGATTCGACCAAGGGCCTCAACCGAGAGCCCTGGGATGATGGCGGCGTTGCCGTAGATGGCGGCGGCGTCGAGGGGCTCGGGCTGCCCTCCGGCGCCGCTTCCGGGTTTCCCGGAGGCGATGCCTCGAAACCGAATAACACGCCGCTCAGGATGAGTATGGCGAGCGGCAAGCTGTCGACGACAGGAGCATCATCGACATATTGCTTGACCATCTTGGACGCAGCAGCCGTGTCCATGCCTCCACCGATCAGGCCGAGGCGGATGGTCTCGCGGATGTCGGTGCGGGTGTAGACCCCGTCACGGAGGCGACTGAACACCACCGTGAATGGTGCTTCGCATTTCTGCTCGAGTTCGATGGTGCCGGCCACCGTGAGGCGGAAGGTGTACTCACCTCCCGCCCACGGCACAGTCACCTCAGCCTTGAGGTTGCTCATGGTGTCTACGCCGCGACAACATCAGCGGTGGGCGCCGAGGTGGCGGGCGTGCTGCCCGTGGCGTTGGTGGCCGTGACGGTAACCGTGATTGCCTTGCCCACGTCATCGCTCACGAGCGTGTAGGTCGCTGCCGTTGCGCCGCTGATGGGCGTGCCGTCGCGGTTCCATGCATACGAATAGGATGTCGGGCTGTTCGACCACGTACCGGTGAGCGCGGTGAGCGTGCCGCCCTCAATGGCGATGCCGGAGATCGAGGGGAGAACCGTGTTCGCAGGGGCGACGCCGCCGGGCTTCGACGTCCGGGTCGGCTGGCCGTCCATCTCAATGGTCACCTCGGCCTGCACCTTGTTGCCGCGCTCGACGGTGTTGTTGAGGGCGGTGAGCAGCGCCGGGCCTTCCTCGTATTCAGGCGTGCCGGCGGCAGCCCGCATATGGCGCACCTTGATGTTCTTGGGCTGGCCCGAATAGTACCAGTCCATGAAGACGCCGTGGTTCTCGGCGGCCCAGACGCCGGAGCCCGAGATCGTCACCGAGAGGCTGTTGACGGCCTTCTCTTCCCACGCCGGAGCGTCCTCGTCCTCACAGTCGGGGACGACGGTGGAATTCGTCTGCGCCGAGCGCTGCACGCCTTTCGTAGTCATGCCGCAGACCACAGCGAATTCCTCCGGCGAAGCGCCGTCGCCGATGAGGATCTGTAGCTCTGAAAACTTACCAGTGGTCGGCTTAGCCATCGCGATGTCTCCTATTCGCTGGCAGTGGTGACGGCCTTGAACGCGACGACGGCCATCGTCAAAGTTGGATCGTCAGGGTCTTGTGCGTTGATCGTCTGGTCGTAGTCGCACCACCAGAGATCGGAGCCGGTGACGGTGAGTGAGGCATCCTGCAGTACCTCGCGCACACGGGCGGCGATGTTGCCGGTGGTTGCCCGGTCGCTGGCGAAGACGTGGACGCGGAGCGTATATTCCGAGCCCTCGCCGCAGTCATCTTCCCACGGGCGGACGGACGGGACCGACAGGCGAATGAACGGAGCGGCGAGCTGCACGCCCCAATCGGTGGCAATGCGCGTGCTCACGGCCGTGGCAATGGCGGTATCGCCGATCAGTGCGGTGCGAACCGCCTTGAAAAGCTCCAGCGTGGCGTCGCGGGTCATGGGCGGCTATTCCCGCTGGCATTCTCAACCGGGCGTCCTGCACCTGCCTGAGCCGCAGCGCGGGCCGTTTCTTCGTCCACCTCGGCAACGCCGGGCTTATGGACGATCAGCGTCAGGGCTTTGCACAGGACGCAGTGCTTGCGCGCGGTCCTCACCCAATGGCGGAATTCGCGGGTGAAATTGAAGGTGACCATGGGTCAGCCCTTCGCCCCGCGCTTCACGGCGAGGCGGACCTGCTCTTTGACCTTGGGCAGCACTTCCTCGTAGGAGGGGGCTAGGAAGGGTCGGGGCTTCATTTTCGAGCTGCCAAGCTCAAGCGGGGTTGCGTATGGCGCATTCGCTCCCGTTTCGAAGCGGATCGTTTCCCCGGTGGAGGCGTCAACCGTCGTCATGCTCTGATCTAGTCGACCGGTGTCAGCGGCAGGAGGCTGTCCAGGGGAGGATGCCTGGTGGATCAACGTCTTTGATCCGGTGCCCCATGTTCCGTCCTTTCGCTTCCTACCCCTCGTGCCCCTGCCGTAAATCTTGCCCGTCTTTGGCGGGTCGACGATCTTCGCCGCGGCAACATCAGCAATGCTCTGCGCCCCACGTTGCAGCGCGCGGTGCACCTCGGCGCGGGTCTTTCTGCTGATCGCCCCCAGCTTCGCATTCCACGACTTGAGGCCACGCACCTTCGTCATCGCAGCCCCACTGGGATCGTCAGCGCGTCATTTGCGGGCCATCCCGCGTTGATGCGATACCATGCCGTCTTCCACGGGATGCACTCACCAGACAACCGCCACGCCTCCGTTAACGTCATGGCTGCGCCTGCGTAAGTCACCATCCGATTATTCGTTTTGTTGTTGGCCTGCTGCTCAACTGTTGCCCACCGGCAGTTGTCGGGCTCGTAGTTGCCGTCGTTGTCGATGCGATCCAGCGAGTGATCCGGCGATGGGCGTGGCCCCATGTCCGCCAAAAAGCATTCAAGGCCCGACTTGCCATTCTCACCGCTCAACCACCTGTCGCACATCGCGATGCCGCGATTGACGTAGGCGCCATCACGCCAGTTGGCAGTCACTCTCTTGCGTGCGTTGACGTAGGCGCATGCCTCTGGCGTTCGTGTCATCCCGTGCCGCAACGCAGCCGCTCTTAGAACTTCAGCTTTTAGGCACCCGCATGATTTTGACCTGCCGTTGCGAAGGTACTTCCCCGGAACGACGGCCTCATTCCCGCATTCGCATCGGCACTTCCACCTGTGCACGCGCTGTGGCGTCCTATCGTGATGGTCGATGACGGTTAGCCGCCCGAACACACGGCCCGACAAATCCTCAAATCCAGCCATCAGACCTTCACCCCCGCGACCTGATACGTCGCATCTGCGGGGTCGGACGTCACATCCGTCACCCGGTAGCGCTCCGTGTTGCCGTTGATCGGCCGCTGCGCGCTCACCTCATCGCCAACCTTGGGCTTCGGGAGCGATGGGCTCTGCACCAGCACGATCTTGGCGACGTTGGCGTCATAGCCCCGGGCGAGGCGGATCTCCGCCTTCCAGTCCGAAACGAAGCCCTGTGTTCCATGGCTCACGAACGTGCGCGTCACCACGAGGTCTGTGCCTTCCGCTTCCGTCGCCACGTGCAGTGTGGCAGCAGGGAAGACGTCATCGGAGATCGCGCCGCGGAGCGCTTCGCCGATCTCAGCGAGCAGCGTCATACGACGGCGACCCCGGGGGAATTCCGGCGCATCAGCGCCACGAACCGGCGCCCGTAGACCGTCGATCCATAGATCGCGTCGAGCTGGCCCCAGGACATGCGGCCGGCATACTCGATCTCGACGGTGTCGGCTTTCACGCGGCGGATAGCGCCCTGCTTCGAGGCGGCCGTAATGCCGCCGCCCGACTGTTCCTCTGCGATGAGGTGCGCGGCGAGGTACATGATGGCGTCCGCATAATCGTCCGCACTCCAGCACGTCGAAACCGAGCGCGACGCCTCGGCCAGCATGGCGTTCACCGTCGCGTCCGCCACCGAGGCGAACGCCGGGTGACGCTCTTTGAACTCGGCGGCAGACGGGACGGTATAGCTCATGGGTTAGGCCTTCTTCTCGGCGGCAACCTTGGCT